ACAGGCAATCTCAGCTTGGATGACTTTCAAAGCATAAGACTCTACCGACTCTTCGCCATAAGCTCCGTTAGGCTTGCGTTTATGTTCCTCTTTGGCTTCTTGAATCTTGTCTTTTGCATCGTAAAAGCTAGAAAGCTCATCCATGAGCGCACTAGTCTGCTTCCCAGTATCCACGGCAGACTGAATGAGGTCGAAGGCCTTTTTTGCCGCGCCTAACGCTAATGTGAGTTCGATCATTACTTACTACTCTGGTTTAGTCGGCCAATCGGAGTCTTCCAGATATGGGAAGGCAGAATGAGCTGTGATGTCACGCAACGCCTGTCGGTAGGTAGCCATATCAGCCGCCATAGTTACGTCAGACATTCCTGTCCAATCAGTTGCCGCTAGCCTCTCGTCACGAATCGAACGAACAGATTCAGACTTTATTGCGTTATCAGCAGCGATCTCTTCGGAAGTCTTATCTATTACATTCCACTGCATTTCCCAAGAGCCATCAACGAGAGTAGGAGATTCATTCAGCTCTACCTTCTGTGTCGCTGTAGCATCCGGCATTGGCTGATGAGTGACTGCGTAAACGTCATACTCAGCTAATAGTTCTGCGGTTAGATGGCGAGGAAACGAAGTGTTTATATTATCTTTCCGAAGCTGTCCGATTGAATAATTCTCGGGAACTCCGTTGTTTAATTTAATATACATAAATTTATCCTAAGTCTGTTTTAGTCGTAAACACATAGTTGGTAAGTTGGTTTATGCTCTTATTAGTTGTACTAACAGTTTTGGAATATGCGGACATACTTACATTCTGCCACGTGTAACCATAAGTATAACTAGTACCAATGTAACTGCTTCTCGTAGCTAAAGTGAAAGAGCCATAAGTTCCATCGAGCGAGGAATCTAAAGGTCTTTTAACAACATATTTGTAATCACCATTTCTACGGCCTGTAATCCAAGCGATGTTGTTTTCAAAATCATACTTAACGTCACTGTTAGCATAGTTCATATCAAGAGCGGGGACATTTGTTTCTAACCCTTGAGCAGTAGTTCCGTTTGGGTAAATAAACTCTAATGACATCCGGTAAGCAGTTAGAATTACCCATCGGTCGTTTACGTTATCCCAATCAATTCTGACAATTTCAGAGTCGATGCTCCTTGACCAAACTACAGACCCTGAGCTGTTTAATAAAATTAGAGGGTTATTTCCTCCCTGAAAATCAAACCCACACAAAACATTTCCTGAGTCGTCTGGGCAAGCAGCAATAGGCCTACCGCTATAGGAGCCGCCCCAACCATCGTCAAACTGAAGTCTTCGGCCCCACTCGGTCGTGCCGTTTGATAAATTAAACTTTGTAACTCCACCTTTTAAGCCTGATTGATAAAACTGGAAGCCAAGATAACCGTAAGTAGGTGTTGAATTATATTGCTCAAAACTACCGCACGTTGGGTAGTAGTTGTAGTTGTAGCCGCCAATGACGTATCTCATTACATGACTGCCACTGCTTTTATAGGCAACGTTGTATACTGTGCCGTTCCAACTAGAACTCGGTAGTGTGTCTCGTGAAAAGTAAGATACTTGATTGGAACCAGTAGACGTTATTTCTGAGGGAAAAGTATCGCTTCCCCCGCCACCCGACTTGCAGTAAATTGAAGATAGTAGGTTATTGCTACCCATCTGCCATCGCGAGAGTTGGCTAGCACCCGCCGGCCCATAGTTTGGGGTATAAAATGTACTTGTAGACTCGTCATATATTGCTGAAGTCGGCTCAGTACGGTCTGATGCAGACTGACCAGAATTATTCCAGAATAGCTTTGTGCTTAATTGGGTGCCGTCTTGGTCGTAGACCAAAATGCCGCTACCAGTGTAGGAGTTTTCTACCTGCTCTCTACCAAAGACAACCACATGGTCTGGACTTACAGCCATTTTACAAGGCGTCGCCCATCCGTATGCTCGAGCTATGTAAACTTGGTTTATCCAGTAAGAAACACCACCACCAGAACCTGCGGCAGCTATTGTAGTTAGCGTTGAAGTTATACTCATGCGACAGCATCTCCTCCGAGAAACCCGTACCAAGTAGTCCCGCCATCATGTGTGATAAAACAAAGAATATCGGTCTCGCCACTAGCAGGAGCGTCAGGGGCTGATCCACCCGCCCAATCAACACCGGACGGCCAAGTCACTGTTCGTGTTCCGCTAACTGTTAGTTTGAGTACAAAGCCGTAAGCAGTGCCACTCGCAGGAGGGTTGCTAAAAGTAAAAGTTGTGTTTGCAGAAATTGTCTTTGAGAAAAAGTTACCTGTTTCACAATCAACATCGTTCGCAGACATTGCGACATAGGTCTCGTTATAACTTGTAGCTATAAATTCTCCAGACACTGCTTGATCGTCAGTAAACGTATTAGCACCCAGAATAGCCGCTGTGCCTACTACACCCGCAGGAGGTAGACCAGTTGCGTTAGTGAGCGTTCCAGAAGCAGGTGTACCTAGAACCGGAGCGGTCAAAACAGGGGCTGTTAAGGTCTTGTTGGTAAGCGTGTCAGTAGATACTAGGCTGACTAGTGTTGAACTAGCTCCTGCTGGAAGCAGCATTGTATTGGTAACATTTGCGCTATGCGGCTGCGATTTAAGAGTTTGTCCGTGACTGTTAGCGTGACAATTAAGTTTGATTTGTCCTTCGACGCTAGACCCATCGCCCTGCACCTCTACTATCTGTGTAGCCGGGGACACCACCAAATTTCCCGAAGCTGTCGTGGTTGTTCCACCTAAAACAGGAGCAGTTAATGTCTTATTAGTCAGAGTCTGTGTGCCAGTGAGCGTAACGTCTCCTGTGCCAGCAGCATCAAGCTGAGTCTGGATGTTTGACGTTACCCCGGTGAGATAATTTATCTCAGCCCCGGACGCTGTAATCGCTACACCGCCAAGCGTAAATGTTCCCGACGCTGAAAGGGTTGTAAATGCGCCAGAGGTTGCTGAGTTTGCACCAATAGTCGCACCATCAATTGTGCCGCTATTAATATCGATCCCAGTAATTACGGTATCGCCACCGAGCAGAGAATCAAGACTCGCCCAGTTTGCGTTTAGGTAACCGCCCCATACCCCAGAATCGCCAGATACTGTTGGCTTTTGAAAGCTGTAATTTGGTGTTGATGTAGCCATTTTTTTATACCTTTAGATTGAGGTCCATGTGTCAGTTGGGTTGGGTATTTCAGTCCACGTTGGAAGAGTCGGGTCCACAATAGGTTCCCACTTCAAGCGGCCCGCTGCGGCGACAGTTGTCACGCTCAGAATCGGCTCTACGCCAGACTCGGTTGTTACAGCGCCCAGGGCGATTACTGTAGTAGAAGACAGCATTGCCGCTGCGCTTTCTAATATAGGCCTGGCCGTAGCTATGACGGTTGAAATCGACGTAATCGCCGACGCGCCTTCTAAAACTTTTCCACCGCTGGTGTTATTAGCAACAACGAGAGTTGAGCTCGTGATTGCCGCTGAACCGTCGGTCAATACATCTGTCGACGCAGTTACGCTAGTAGAGCTCGTGATTGCCGCCCCGCCGTTGACTAAAAACGCACCAGCGGCAACGACTGTTGTTGCAGAGGTTATAGCGGCAGAGGCAATAACCCTGGGGCCACCTGCGCCGTATAGACCTGTGCCGTACTCAAAGGCTCCGTAGCCGTCTAGTACCTGGGAAAATTTCCCAACGCCGTAATTGCCTGTGCCGTATTGCATTTTTTTATGTCATCGTCACTGTTAGTGAGCCAGCCGGGATGCGGAAGATATCGCCTGTCGTAATTGCTTTGCTCGATGTCAAAGCGGCGTGATAGAGCAGATTACCCGAACTTGCTGCGTCCATAACACCAACGTGCGTGACGGTCCCCCAGGCATTACCTGCTGCCGCATATTCTATCGCTGCGGAATTAGTGCCTACGTTGGCAGTAACGGTAAACGCAGCGGAAACACGCGCATAGTTAGTTCCAGAAACCTCAGTGCCCGAGTTATCGTCACCGGGATCAGAGGTGTAAAGAGCCAGGTATTTTGTGCCCGGAGACGTATAACTGGTCGCAGTTAAAACGTGGTCGAGGATTTTGTTTTCTAGATAATTTGATGTGCCAGCCATTAGCCGAAGCTCCTTGTTCGCATTCTTGGGGTGGTTCCACTAAAGCGACTCTTTTCATCTTCCAACGTTAAGGAATTAAAGACATCACGATAAAGGGTTTGCCATATCACTATCTTGTCCTCATCTTTTAGATAAGGCGCGCTATGAACTAACGAGCCGTAAACGAAGAGCTCTGGGCTTTTAGTAAGCAACCAGTTCGTGTCGGAGTCGGCTGTCATATCAGGGATTTTTTCGTAGTATGCGATTTCGCATTCATACGAGGTATCAGGTGTCGGAAAGACCTCGAACGATTCGCCTATAACTGAAAAAAGGCGCGGTCTACCGCTGGTCGCATTTCGGCTTCTCTCCTGATTCTGCTGTTCTGAAGAAACATATTCCAAAGCTTGAACTGGATCTGTGTTTAATCTGATGTCACGAACCTGGAGGAAGTTTGGAGGAAAGGCGTTGTACTGAGAATCGATGTTTGCAGTTGCCCTGGCGACCATCTGTCGAGTTCTTAAATCTCGATTGATTTTATCCTGGGCAAAATCAATAAACGTTGGGATGACTGCGGTCAGGTCGTCGCGGTTTAGAAAATCAGCGATAGCAGCCTTCAGCGTCCCATAGTTGGTGATTGCCACTAGACTGTTCCTTCTCTAGTCCTGAAGTATCTGAGTTCAGGAGAGTTTAATAACGCTTTCATTTTCTTTTGATCTTTGGTGTAACCTTTTTTCACCCAATCCTGATAGATAGTCATTGGGATCGAGGCAACGTGTGTCATATCGCCGTAGCGCGTATGTTTGTCTGTCTCGATGCGAGCCGCCTTGGCTTGCTTGATTATTCCAGAAACGTCTTGCTTGGTTTCAATTGTGAATTTGTCACCTTGCTCGTTCGCATGGAAGATTTGCTGAGATGCCATTAAAGGATCTATATCGAGGGTTCTTTTCATAATCTCCACCTAGTTAGGTGAAAGACCCCCCGCAAGGCCTTTCATTTAATTAACCGCTATGTATGTGTTAGGTCAAAGACCGCACCACTAGCTGCTTCGTTCTTAACAATTAACCCATACTCAGCCAGGATCATGCGCTTCTCAGCGTCACCTGTTTTAGCCAGGTCAACAGTTTCCATCGGACGCAACATACCAACACCGAGATATTCAGTATCAAGTACATAAGCATCACGCTTAGGAGAGAACCTGTTAGGTACAACCGTTAGTTCGCCGAAATCACTACAATATGTTCAGATTAGCTCGCTAAACTAACCCCGCTTTCGCAGCAATACCTTTAATTAGATACGGTATTGTTCAGACTATGTCTTCACCCGGTCTGGGTGTCTGCCGCTTCGGATCGCTTGATCCTACTTCCTTTCGGAATAGTCGTTGCACGTTCCCTTTCGGGCTTCGCTCAAGATTACCCATCTCTGGGCTTCCCTTGAATTCAACAGATTACATTTATACATTCCTGTATAAAGACGCTAATGAATAACGTAAATATCGGCGGCGCCAATGATTGTGCCCTGCTCAGGCTTGTTGATTGAGAAGCGATTAGCAGCAATGCCAGGGAAGCTCGACAAGGTTTGCTTGTTCGATGCTCCAACCATGATCATTGAAGGCTGACCGCCGCTGGTCCAAACGTTTTCGATAACCTCTTTTAAAAGGGTTTCAGTAAAGGCACGTTTAGTACCTTCAGTTTGGGCCGTTGTAGGTATACCCGCAGTGAGTACAGGGTTTGCACCCGCTACGGCACCACCAGTGTTTGATACAGAATTTGTAGCTAACCATGCAGACAAACCACCTGTCTTACGAGCAGCAGCAGCACCGCCAGCCGTAGGAATTGTGTTTGCACATAAGATAGCTTCCATATCTCTGCGTAATTCTTTACCGTTCTTGACGACTTGATAAGCTATCTCAGAATTTCGACCAGCGAGATCCTGAAAGCGTAAGTTGTCAGCAATGATGAAGGTCTTACGAGAAATGTTCGTGTAGTTATGTACACGAGCAGTTGGAGCAACAGCAGTAAAGGCGGCGATGTCATCACCGTCGATGTGCTGGTTAGTAGCGTCAGCCGCCGCAAGAGTATCGGTCTGCCACTCGTAGAGAGTATTCGAGACTTCTTGCTGGCCGATGTTACTTTGGAGAGGAGTTTCCTCGGGAGCAATGTTGTAAATTACATTACTAAGATCTTCCCTAATGCCTTTCGCATCAAAAGAAGTAAACGTGTTTGCTACTATAGTCATGATTTTTATCTCTTAATTGAATTCAACTGCATCGCAATCAGAGCCTCGGCATCTTTAGTCTTGCCTGTCTGTTTCAGACGAGCTTGCTGATCTCGATACGCGCTTCGGGTTGGTGCGGAGCGGGTTTTATTCCCTGGAGAAAGGGTTTTTGAGGATTGTGATTTGGCTTTGTTTACAGCAACTTTGCCCTGGTCGTACAGCCAAGCTTTACGCATCATTGCAACACTGCCCCAATCCATAATGTTCGCGATTCGGTCCTTATCTAAGTAACCGTTTTTCAGCGACCATTCTTCAATTGCTGATTTTTCAGAGATTGCCGTCTTCTCATCCTTCCATTCGGGGATGTTCTCGATAAGCAATCCAGCCTGTTGATTCAGAAATTTATCTCTCGCCTGTGCTGTGTGAGACTCTTGTTCAACGTGTAAGCGTTGCTTCTCTTGAGCTAGTGCGGCGAGCTGTTGTTTGTTTGCCTCTTTTCGTCGGTTGAAATCTCTTTCAATCCGAATCGCTTTGGTTGGGTCTTGCTTGTAAAGCGCGTCCCAGTTTGGCTCCGCATCGAGACCTTGTTGAATCTTAAGAAGGTTGGCTTCCAGTTCGGGAATGAGTTGTGACATTCGCTCCCTAGCAGCTTCATTTTCCTGAGTCATTGACTCAAGCGTATGTCGCTGTTCTGCAAGTTCCTGTGTCTTCTTACTGTAATCAGATTGTCGGCTGTAGCCTTTCAGAAGCTCTTCTTCGGTAACCTCTAAGTCATCGCCATCGACGCGCACATTATAGGTTCGAATATTTTCTTCATCATCGTCTGTGTAGCTGACATCTTCTTGTTCTTCCTCAATAGGAAGCTCTTCAGGTGGGGCACTATCCTCAGCTTCGGGGGTAGCAACTACCTCCTCGCCATTTAACATAGACAGTACCTGTGCTTGTGCCTCTTGAATTGTTCCAGCGCGTGGAGTTTCAGCGGACATTTAAATCACCTCTTTTTTTGCATGAATAAACCTCGGTCATAAAACGTCTTGAGGCTTTCCCCAAATCGCTTCACACCTTGCAGCTCGTAGTAGAGCTGTTCTCTTAAATCTGTATCTGCCGGGTCAGTTTGCAACCAACGTAATTGGAGATCGGAAACCATGTTAGAAAGGACACGTTGGAGGAGTTCAT